ATTTATTGATGATGTATTAGTTACAGGTGATGCTGGTGACGCATTATTTGAACTGTTTCCTGATTCTGCAACCTCAGCAAAGAAAATAAGTTTTTCTGGAATTATTACTGGTGCTGAATATGGAGCAACACTTGGAGAAACACAGCTAATAAATATTTCATTTATTACAACTGGTGCAATAACTTCAGCTATTTAATTAATTTACCAACCCCACAATTATGGCATCAAAAAGAACAATAGACCTTCTTACAGAATCTTATAAGGAGGAAATGACCACTAGAAGAAAATATGAATGGAAAAACTCTAATGGTGATGTTATTGAAACTTTATATTTTAAACCTCTAACTAGATTTGATAGAAAAAAAGCACAATCTGTTGCTGGCACAGATGAAGCTTTAACAATAACAACTCATATTCTTTGTCAGGTTGCAGAACTTGAAGATGGTAGCAAAGCTTTTAAGATGGCAGATGCAGAGGATTTGCATAGATTTATCCCTGAAAATGTTTTAAATGATATTGAGTTATTTTTATTTAATTTAAATACAGATATTAATTCAGCAAAAAACGAATAAGAGGGGATAACTGGCTTAATTTTGAGTTTTTCCTAGCAACAGAACTTGGTAAGACATTACAAGAATTAAGAATGTCTATTACTGAAGAGGAGTTAATATATTGGGCTGCATATTATGAAATTAAGAATGATAGGGAGAAACAAGAAATGCAACGACAAAAAGCCAAATCAAGGTAATATATAATAAAGGTTA